GGTGGTAGTACCAGACTCCCCCTTGGTTGATATGGAGGTGGATTTGTCCGACTTGTCTGCGTCAGCGATGCTTTGCGCCGGGGTCTTCAACCGGGTTTCAGTGGACTCGGGGCGAGCAGCCCTTGTATCCACACCAGCAGTTGCCGCCTTACCAGCGTCTTTGTTTTTCTGATTGTTGTACAGGTACGCCGCGCCCGCAAGGGCAGCAAGACCCGCTAATGTTCCGTCTTTTTTGCCCATGATTGACTCCTTAGCAGGCTTTGCCGCCCATTTTCATAGTAATCTGCTTGCCCTTGGTTGCACCCTTGGACTCAATGCCACCGCCCTTGGCCATGCCACCTTTAGCCATCTTCATGCCATCTTTGGCAGTGTCCATACCTTTTTTCATCGTGGGTTTGCCCATCTTAGAAGGCATCTCTGATTTGGCTCCAGCTTTTTTCTTAGCTATCATTGCCATAAAACCGGGGTTCATTTTCGTTGCCATAGTTCCACCTTCTTTAAAAAGTTCCTGTTTACCTTGATTGGTTTTAGGATTGTTGATTTTCTGACGATCAGCACGGGTTGCGACTGAACGATCCTTCCCAAACTTCATGCCTTTACTGGCCCCACTGAAGTCCTTTGCCACCTTCTGCGGGATGCCCGCTTGTGTAGCAAACGCTTTGTTGTGCGCCGCAGCGTCCATGAATTTCTTTTGTTTAGGGCTTGTTGCTGGCATCGTCGTCTTTCTTACGATTCAACAATTTCTTCATAGTCTCGGTTTCGTAGATGCGGATTGCCACCCAGACAATACTGAGCAGTGCTGAGACAGCAGGTAAGAATTCCACAAGCGTTCCTATGACAGTGAGAAGGGACGCACCATCAAGGGCATACTTCAGAGTTTCTTGGTTTTGTTCGTTCATGGTTACCTCAACACTTCCATCTTGCTAAAGAAGCCGCCTTGCGGGTGGGCTTACCTTTTTCATCTTTCATCGGGCCGGGCATACCAGACATACGAGCGCAGAAAGAGTCCTTGCGCTTGCCACCTTGTGGCTGTGGAGCCTTCAGGTTGCTCCCTGTTGCTGCGTTGTACTTGGCACGGCCTTTGGCAGTCAAACCCGCTCCCTTGGAAGCGGGTAGCTTTTCACCACGACCAATTGCAAGAGAGGGGGTTTTCTTTGCCATGATGTGTTGACTTTACTGGTTTTTTGTGGTTTATGCAATTTTTTCTTTTGAAGCTATTATTACCTCAAAAGAACACCAAGAAGTTGCCCGTTGCGCCAAAATCCCATCCCGTATTATTACCACCATTTACGTTTCCGTTACTTAAAAATGCCCGCCAAGTAGCCCCACCTGTAGCTGATGATTGACTAATTGAGCAAAACGAAACGGAAACAGTGCCGCTTGCCTTGGACAGCGTATGGCTTGCGGCAGTGACTGAGCCAATGGTTATCAGGTTGCCTGATGTACCTGATAAACTAAAACTTGTAAACGTGTTGGTTGTCCCTGCCGTAAACAACACAGATGCTGGTTGGGTTGTATTTGCAATGTTGTTAAATGTGTTTGAGCCTATAATGGTCAATGCGCCAGCACCACCTTGATTAAGGTTGTAGTAGGTTAATCCACCACCACCAAAAGTTTTGGCACTTGCACTTGTCATAGAGATGGTTGATGTTCCTGCATTTAGTGTTGCATTTGTACTAGTTGTCATAGAGAATCCGTTAACACCACTCAAGGTAACTGTCGAGCCATTAAGAGTAATTGTTCTTACGTTGGTGTTGCTTGAATTAAAAGAGCTTAGGGTTACAGCATAGTTGCTCGCGGATGTTGTAAATGTTCCTTGGGTAACCGTAAGGGTGGAACCAATAAGAGCACTACCAAGCGTTACAGTAATTCCACTCCCGTTAATGGTGGTGGCTCCAAGAGTTCTACCGTTGCAAGTAAGTGTTCCTGAAGCTAGGAAGGTTGGGTTAAGATTGGTGTAAGTTCCACTGGCACTAAGGGTAAGGCTACCGCAAGCATTGTATGTCCCAGATACTGCGCCGCTCCCTACAGCCCCCAGAGAAAGGGCTCCAATATAACTTCCGCTTCCAATAAGTATGCCGGGGCTGGCGGATGGGGAAATGCTTACTACAAGATTGAGTGCGGTGGCTACTGTGCCGCCCGTTATTCCATAATTTATAGAAGGGCTTCCACCGCCAACCGTTAAATTAACGGTGAACGTACCCGATAGAGTAAGACCCGTAATTGTGCTCATTAAAAGAGAACCAGAAGCTGCATTTATATTTACAGAAGTTCCTGCATTAACAGTAATAGCTCGGGTGTTTGTATTACTTGAGCTAAAAGTGCCAGTAGAGATACTGCCTGACGTAAGAACGAGAGTGCCAGCAGTAAATGTAAATGTGCTTGTAGCGCTTGCTGTCAGCGCAGCACTAAGCGTAACTACGCGTGCTGCCGCATTGACTGTGACGCTACCAAACGTCTTACTAGCAGAAGTCAAAGTTGCTGTGTCGGTAATTGTCAAAACACCTGTATAGGTATACGTCATCCCCGTAACAAGAATAAAGCTGCCTGCCGTGGAGATGTTGGCAGTTCCTGTTAATGTCCCAGTAAACCCTGTGCAAGTAATTGATAAAGCATTGGTGTTGCCAGTAGCGATTGTGCAAGTAACAGCTCCCGACGCGGCATCAAAAAACACAGCGTCAGCAATCGTGGGAATAGCCTGACCCCCAGCACCACCTGATGTCAGCGCCCATTTAGTTCCAGCAGTAGCGTCCCATGACGCAGTACCCCCAACCCAATACCTAGAAGCCATTAAACCTCCTCAGATGGGGGTGCAGTTACTATGGCAATCCAGTTATCAAACCTTTGCTGTTGCATGGCATTGATCTCATCTTGGGTTAGTCCGTGGTCATCTTCCAAATGCAAAGCATCTGAGAACGTGCCGTACTGGGATGGAAAAGAGAAGTCTATTTTTACCATATTAAGCCTGTGTGGTTACTGCAATTACATCCCAACGGGTGTTGTTGGCGTTATAAATACAACCTACATAAGTTGTTTTGCTAATAGTTGTTGCTGTTGGCAAAGTCACGCCAATAACTGTGTAAGTTGCATTCCAAGTTAACGCTCTGCTTGTGCCGTTGTCTAGCAATCTAAATATCAACTTGTCTCCATCAAGAGGCGTTCCTGTTGGAGCATTGATAGTAAGTCCTGCCGCTAATGCTGTGTATGCGTAGACATCTGCCGTAGCAACACTAGGTGTTAATGTTGCTGCTGATGCGGCTGAAGTAACTCTTGGGTCAATCCGTTTGTTGGTTAGTGTCTCTGTGCCAGCAAGCGTTGCTAATGTGCCTGTTGTTGGAAATGTGACGTTTGTTGCGGCTGTTAAAGTTCTTGTATATGCAAAGTTGCCAGAACCTGTGACAGTCATCGCCGCGTTATTGGCAACGCCCGTGCCGCCATTTGCCGCTGGTAAAGCCGTTCCTGAATAAGTAAAAGCTAAAGTGCCGCTTGTGGTTATTGGGCTGCCTGAAACACTTAAAAGACTAGGTACTGTTGCCGCAACGCTTGTTACAGTCCCTGAACTACTGTCCGGTGCCCAGCCGTTAGCAGTTAAAATATAAGCAGCTTGCCCAGCCAAAGGCCGTGGAACCTCACCTTGAATGCCATCAACCGAAACTGTTGGCGGGGTGAAGGTTCCAAAATCTACTATGCCAGAATGTGGCGCAACAGACATGATTACAAGCTCGCTAAAAACTCTTGATGTTTAGCCAAAATACTTTCTTTGGCGGCTGTAATTTCAGCTTTTATGGCATCTACTTCAGCTTGTGCATTTGCAAGAGCTTGGCTACGTGCCGCAAAATCCGCAGAGACTGCATCAGCATCTGCTTTGGCTTTTTTAGCTGCTAACAGAGCCGCTTTGGTAGCTGTTGCATCCACTTTGGCTCCATCAACAAGTGCTTGGGCTTCAGCTTTTAAAGCATCAGCTTTTGCCTGCGCATCGCTAACGATTTCTGCTGCCTGAACTTTTGCCGCTGCAACAGTTTCTGCTGCTGTTTTCTTGGCTTCTGCTGCGGTGCTTTTAACGTCAGCAAGTTCAAGTGCAATGGTTTCACGCATCCTGACAATTGAATCTGCTGGGCCAACAAGCTCCACAAACTTCTTGTTCTCCGCCGTGGCAGTTTCAAGCGCATCAATCTTGTTCTTGTACACCGCTGGGTTTGAAACCAACGACAATAAGTCCAAAAGCTGATTTGCGCCGCCTACATTGGAAGTTCCGCTGATGTCTGTAGAAATTCCCATATTATTCTCCGCCAGCTTGAATGATTGTCAGCACGGTTGTGCCTGTACCAGATGCTTGCTTCAACCTGATACCCCTTACAGGATACGCAATGTTGGAGTCCTTTGTGGTCGTCTGGCTTGTTAACGTGGCATGGTCTGTCCAGTTGCCAGAAGATGCAACGTAGTTGGATGCAAACACATTGTCAAACGTGTACTGCACCGTATAGTTGACTGTCCCAGTTACCAATACATTCAACGCAATATTAAACGGCGAAACGTAATGGTCAACAGGGCAAACCGGCGAATAAATTGCCGCTGCTGTTGCATCAATAAGTGTATAAACGACAGGGCGCATTTTATGCTCCTAATCAATTATTGTTGAGTGGCGGTTGGGTTAGCAGAACCATCAGAATCTTTAACAACATACGTCATAGTCAATGTGCCAGCGCCAGAGGTGGCAGTGACGTTAGCCTGTGTAAACGTGATGATTGCGTCTGACGTACCTACGTTGTTACACAACACAGCGGCAGCGGCAGAATTATTGCCAAGCAAAATATTTACGATGCCAGTGTTTGCAAATACGCTTCCGTTTGCGGCTGTATTGATTGCAACAGCATTAGAGAAAAGTGCGTATGTAGGGGTGGTGGTTGCATAGGCAATAGTGGTGTTAAACGCCGCAGAAAGAATCTGTGAGCCTGCTGGAATAGTGAAGGCAACCGTAGCTGCCGTAATGTCCGTGTACAGGATGTCTTTAGTTTGAGTAACTACAGTAGCGCCCAAATTGCGAATGGTGCCAGAAGTTGTGCCAGTTGTGTTTTTAACAGTGCCCAACAACCAAGGGCCTAAGTGAGTTGCGAATCCCATAAGAATATCTCCATGCGTTATAGCGTATCAATCTTGCATGTCAGTCAGCCGGGACTGTTTGATACGCCGGGTTTCCCGGAATGCCTTCAATATACATCAAAAGAAAAGGGGGCACAAGGCCCCCTAGTTTTTACTTTTCGCTTACAAAGTCGTTTAATGCTTTAGCTCTCTCAACAACTTGATTCAAAGTGGGCCAAGTCACAGCTTCATCATGCGATTTCTTAGCGTAATACTCTGATTCAAGCATTTGTCGTGCTTGCATAAGCATTTCAAAGCGAAGTTGGAATGGATTCATGTGTGTACTCCTGTGTGTGAATGGGGCGGAATTACCCCGAAACCAATATACACCAAAAGAAAAGGGGGCACAAGGCCCCCTTAACTTATCAGGACGAACCGGGGGAACCAAACATTCCCAACGGATCAGACCAACCGAAGCTGTAACGCTCGCGGGCTTTGTAACGGACGTTGCCGGTATCAAAGTCACCGTCCATGCTGTTAGCAAGGGGTGAACGAACGAAGTGCTTCAGACCGTTAGGCACATCAGTTGTCAAATACCAGCCGTTTGTGTCGGTCAAGTAGTTGTTAATGGAGTAGCCTTCAGGGATGGAACCATTGTTCTTCAGAGCATTGATGTCGTTGTCGGTAGTGCCAACACGCAGGCTGGTCTCCAACAGGCGGGTAGCCACGAACTGCAATGCAGCGGGAACAATCAGCTTCTTGGGCTTGGCAGCGATCAACAAACCACGCTCGTCTGTCCATGCAGCAATCTGAATAACAGCGTTTTCCAACGAAGTTTCATTCAAGTCAGCGGCAGTGGAAGGACGGTTGGAGTTGGTTCCACCGTTAACCAAGGGGTGAGCAGTGCTAAACAAAGCAACGCCATCACCACCGACATAAGCGGCGGAGAAACCGTTGTTGAGAGTAGCGGCTGCTTTAACCTGCTTGGTATACGCCATAGCACGGGCCAGACCTTTGGTGTAACGAGCAGACAAGCTGTCGTACAAGTTATCTTCAATCGCTTCTTCAGTGATTGAAAAACCAAGGGCAATGGTTTCGTGGTTGTAGCGTGTAGTCCATGCCTCTTGCGCATTGTCATAAGCGATGGCAGAACCCTCGTTTTTGACTGGTGCGGCAGAAAAGCCGGACAGCTTGGTTTCTTCTTCAAAAGAACGCTCAGAAGTTTCGGTTTCATAAATTTCTTTATGTTGTTCACCGTAACGGGCGTACTCCATACCAAACAAAGCGTTCAGTCCGGGGAGCAGTTCCTTCAATAGTTGTGCGCGTGAAATAGCCATTTAGTTGCTCCTTATGCGCCAGTGGCAGAATAGTAACCGTGCAGTGCTTGGTTAAACTTAACCAAAACTTCAGGATACTGGATGAACACTATAGTGGATGAGCTAGGAATAGCTACAACACTACCCGGCACTGCAATCGCAGAGTTGATCGTAACTGATGTCGCAGCGGCTGATGCTGCGGCGGTTACAAAAGAACCTGTTTGAATGAATTGCCCGTTTGCTGCAATGTAGGCTACATCTGTTCCAATAGGGATTGCGCTAGGCAAGCCAGAACCAGTTAAGGTAATTGTTGTAGAAGATGAAGAGCCAGTTGCACTTACTGAAATGGCAGATTCCTGCACCAAACCAACCAAACGCAAAGGTAAGGTGGTTGTTACTGGAGTTGCTGTTGGGGCCAACACTGCGTTAGCAGAGTTGCCAGTGGTTGTGCTGCCTGTGTTGTTAATGGCGGATAGGTTGGTACCAATCATAGCCATAGCAGCGGAAGCAACAACAGTAGTGGCGGAACATACAACAGCCTTGAACACAGCATCAGGGTCATCATATACATAGGCTTGGCAGTCACCTGCGAGGGTTCCTGAAGGCCAGTATTGATTAAACTGCTTTTGCTTAGTTAAAGGGTTAGT